CGCCATGCCAATTTCCAACACTTATATGTGCGCCTAGCGTTGACCACAAGGGTCGCGTGCTTACGCAAGACATAAAGTCTTTTGACAACAAGAAGCTCCACTTCCTGCCACTAACACCGGTAATTAATCGGTAATACTGACAGTTCAAAGTGACCTAGAGCATATGCCCTTTAGTCACCTAACTCCTTTATGACGTGTACCAGTGATCTGTCCTAGATCAGTGGTCCCCGGTAACGTTTCCGCCCCGGAGGATGTCCTCTAACTCAGAATTCCAGGTTGGTGTCCAACCTGCGAGAACTGGGTTCTGAGTCGCAGCCCGATGATGTAACGCCCGAAGTCTTTTGACCTCCTTAGGAGTCCACACCACCAAGCCCGTCCCAGCCACCAGATACCCTCTCTCCTGCCTAGGAGCCCCACGTGACCCGTACCTCAGTCTGGTCATCTCTCGACCTTCTCGCCTACGCGAGGAGGAGATAAACAATCCAAACCCTGTTCCTGTATAGGACAGGTCACGAAACCAACCTCGTGCGGCGGTTGGCCCCCCCTGGGAAATTCGGGGGTGATTACCAGCTTGGGGGAATACCCCGGGTCGCGCTCAAGATCGCGCTGTGTCGGATTACCGACAAACACCCGTGGTAAACTACCTAAGTGGGGAGCAGGTCCAAAGTCAATATATCTTGGACTTTGGACAAATAGGGAAATCTCTTCGAGAGTTGCCCCGTGCTTAAGATTTTGAGCCTTATTATGTAAATAGCTCCAAGCACGAAACACCATCTCTTCCTCCTGAACCTCAGTAAGGAATTGTTCGCCCGGCCCGAAAGCCCAAAACCACTGTGTGGGTAATGGGTCGTCCGGTCTTTCGGTCACCCAGGTGGGTTTCCAAATCTCAAACTGTCGAACAAAGTTGAGAGTAAGTTCTACATGTCGCGGAAGAAGGCCGCCTCTAATGAAAGAGACGACCGACTTATAAGCCGAGGGATCCTCGAGCTCCATAAGCGACTTGGCAAGCTTACGGTCGTGGGGAGAGAACACCACATCACGCGTAATCGGGAGCCCAAAGCCCCCAAGCTCACGCGGAAGGAACCAATTCATACCGTCCGGGAGCCCAGAGAGGGCAGCCCGATTCCGGTTGATGAAATCCTTCAGAAGAGCATCGGCTCTGACCGGGTCGAAACCCTTAATCAAAGCGGAGGCCCTAGTGGCTAAGTCCGAACAACGTTCAGCCGTCCTATCCCCCAACAGGGGTGCCTTGGACTGCACACGTTTCTGTCCCCACAGTAAATTATATTTAACAAACGGGACGTAGTGACTATCAGAAAAGACCATTCCTGGTCGACCCCCAAAGTCAATACAAGTCTCACTATTAAGGTGGGACTCTACTGTGTACATCTCAGA